AACTTTTAGCGATTTCCAGTCATTTCTGCCTACTTTTTCCTTAATCATAGTTTATTAAAATTACTTAATAGTTTACTTACTTTTGTACAACTTGGCAGAAAAAGCCGTATATTTGCAATCCGACACCCTCGCAAAGTGTTCGCAAATTGGCGGTTATCCGCTTCGAAAAGACGGCCTCCCGTCTGACGGCTATTTTCTTGCCCCGTTGTTTGTTCTACTTACTTACTTTCGGGTGCAAATATACAAACTATCTTTTATACTTGTGCGGTTTTGTGCGGATTTTTATAATATATTAACAGATTAACGCGGTTTTATGAGGTTAAAGAACAATATTTTTGCGGCTGCGTTTGATTATCTTAAACGCAACAAAGGGATAAAAACACAAAAACGACTGGCAGAATTAATGGGTGTCAGCGAAGACACTATCACGCGCATATTAAAAGATAGGACAGAAGTCACCGAGGACATCATCACCAAGTTGCAAACGGCTTCCGGCTGCATATTTAACCTTCAGTGGCTTCGTGGTGAAGATGCAAATCATATGCTGGCATCAGATTTGGCAGATGACTTGTATCGCCAAAAGAATGAATCCCGTCCAGAAATAGACTTTTCAAGTTATATCAACGCCCTGCTTGCTAAGTCTGACGAGACCATTGCATCCCTGAAGCGTGAACTTGCTGCCAAAGATGACATCATTCAAGAAAAGGATGTCCGCATAAAAGAAAAAGATGAACGTATCGCTGATCTCGAAAAACTTGCTGAGGAACGCTTGCATCGTATCGCTGAGCTTCGCCGCTATATTGACGAAAACAATATCAGCATGACCGACCATCCATTTCCTATTGGCGTAGCTGACGATGCAAAGCAACCTCACAAACGTGTGTAATTCATCAAAATGTTTCCCCAACAAAATAAAATCATGTTAATTGAATCGAGAAAACCACCCTAAATAAAAGCATTCCCTAAAAACCTATTCATTTCCCTCCACTTCCACAATACAGAAAAGTGGGATTCTGGCGGAAATGCTGGAATCCTTAGCGTTTAAAAGGGGTTTGAGGAATGACGGAGAGATTTGGCACAAGTCGAAATAGGTGGATTTTGGTGGATTTTGGTGCAAATGTTTCCCCAAATGTTTCCCCACGTTTACCCAGAAACCCTGAAATGGGGAAACAAATGGCAGTTTTGGGGGAAACAAGTGGGGAAACAAACGGCTGAAAGTATATAAAACAAAAGAAATTTAGAACATTAAAACTATATATTATGATTACGATGTCAATAGTATATGACCACCGTCAACGCACCAAAAAGGGTGAAGAAGGTCCAGTTGAGATTCGTGTGACGGTGAATCGCAAACCTTATTATATTAATACGGGTGTGCGCGTGCCTGCGCATAGGTTTGTAGCAGGCACAATCCGCGATGACAAAGATTCGTCGAATGCTGACGTGCTGAATGAACGTCTGCGCGTCATGACTCACTTGGTGGAACTGGAGGTGAACAAGTGCATGGAAGAACGTCGCCCTATTGATGTGGTTGATATTCGCCGTAGAGTGGGGGATGTTGACGTAGAATCCGGCAATCATGACCTGGAGCCTACCTTAGTGAATTGGATTAAGGAACAGATACCTATGCTGAATGTTTCCAAGGCTACCAAGCAGAAGTATTCGGCTCTTTGCAATCGTCTGACGATGTTTGGAAAGCTGACACGATGGGAACAGCTGAACACGGAGGTTATCTATAACTTCGATGCGTGGCTACATCAACAGGAACGTCCATTGACGCAAACGGAAAAAGAAAATGGTCGTGAGCCACAGAAAGTTGGTGACGCTGGCGTGGACTCATATCATAAGAGCCTGCGGGCTATGCTTAACCGTGCCATGAAAATGGGTAAGATTAACGCAAATCCATACGACCGTCTGCGTGGCGAGTTCAGATGTAAGAAGAATGAAATTATCAACTACCTGACAGAGGATGAAATGCAGAAGATATTAAACATTACACCCGTTCCAGGTTCACAGGTTGCTATGGCTCGCGACCTTTTCATCTTCCAAATGTATACAGGACTTGCTTATTCGGACACGCAACGATTCGATGCCACTAAGTATAAAAAGGTCAATGGAAAATGGAAATATGTTGGTGAGCGCGTGAAGAGTGGTGTGCCTTATGTGTCGATGCTGTTGCCTCCAGTTGTTGAGGTGTTGGAAAAATACGACTGGCATGTCCCTAAGATGAACAACCAGCGATATAACCAGATGCTGAAGGCTATCGGCATGGTGATTGGTGTGGAACGCCTACACTCGCACATGGGACGACACACATTTGGCACCTGGATGCTGGCGAATGGAGCTAAGATAGAGAATGTGTCTCGCATGATGGGTCACACGAACATCACCCAGACGCAGCGGTATGCAAAGGTGCAAGCTAAGGAAGTGTACGATGACTATGACAAGGCAGCTGAGAAACTGGAGAAAAAGAAAAAAGGCTGAGGTTATTTCTCAGCCTTTTCTCTATGTTGTGCGTTGATAGCATCCAGTTCTTTCTGAAAGTTCAAAGCGTCCTCATCAGTTAGCGGAGAGTTTTCGTAGTCATCTTCATTCTTGAATAATTGCGGGAACATGTCTGCAACAGTCTTTCCTTGCGGGTCTCGCATGACGTGTATGGTTGAATATACGACTTCAGCTAACAGTTGATGTTTCAACGTGTCGCGCTTGCGATAGCCTCTGATGATGCGACGGACCTCCCAGAACGTGATGTCGTACAGAAACTCACGCCTGCTGATTCCTATCTCGCCAACGAGCAGTTGGTAGATGTCGTTGGCGGTTAGTCGTTTTTTTCTTCATTGCCTTCAGCGGGTTTGTCTTCTGGCTCATCAGAAGGTACATGGTAGAACTGACTGCGCAATCCGATGATAGTGCCAAGAGCCACACCTATCTCCTGCGGTGTACATTCGTACATCAGTTCCTTGTCGGTAATCGGGCATTCTTCGCCTTTCGACTCGTAGTACGACTGCATAGATGCGATAATGAGGAAGATGGTCTTGCGAATGTCAGGCATCTGCTCGTGCTGAATCTTCTCCACGACCTCCTGACCAAAGTCGAAGATGTCCTCGTCGCTCAGTATTTTATAACTGATTTCTGTGGCATAGTTATAAGCAAGCGTCACTTGCTTGCCACATAATTTAATTTCTTTTGTGATCATTTCTTCTGGGTTTAGGTGGTAAAAAGAAAAACCGCCCGCGCTGCTCGTCAAAGGTATAGCGAGACAGGCGAGCGGCCTTGATAGTGTATTAGTCGTTGCCAACTGTCACTGGGCCGTACATGGTCAGCGTGCCGCTATATGTAGCCTTCTGGCGGTTCTGTGCGGATGCCTGCAGGTTGCTCAGCTTACCGTTGCCGCTGCACACTGTTTTCACGATGGTGCGGTTGTTGGTGCTGTTCACTGTTACCAGCTTCCACGGAATCACCTGGTCGTTGACGGCATCGATCCAGTCGGCAAACGACTTGCCATTGCTGTCGGTGCCAGTTCCAACGAGTGCGCCAAACTGAATGTCGCCACTGCGTGCAGTCACGTCATACTCGTTCCATGCGCCGTTGGTGTCGGTAGTGTCCTTGGTCGTACTGTCTTCAGTGGTCGCTGAAAAATGCACGGTCAAGTCGGTCGCAAGGGCCACAAAATAGTTAGTGACGGTGCCTGAACCTTCAGGAAAAACCAGTCTTAGATGTTGTCCTTTATCCATAATATTTCAGCGATTTTAAGCCAATGCTCCAGAACCTTGATACTGGCAGCTTACCTGTATCGTGGTGCGGTTGTTGGCGTTAATTGACAGATCGTTCAGAATAGCCTGACCGCTGCGGGCAAAGGAAGCTGTCTGCGCCTCGCGGTTCTGTGCGCCGGCGGTCTGGTCCCAACCGACGCTGGTCTTCGAATCAGAGTTGAATCGTGTGATGAGAGCACGAAGTGTGGCGAGTGAGGTATCCACATCGTCTACCTGCACACTCCACTGCTTCGAGGTCATCTGCTCCTCGTTCCAGCCGCCCGTGCTGTCCTTGGTCGTGGCGTCTTCCAGGTTGCCCTGTATCGTCACTTGGCAGTTGGTGGCTTCAGGTACGGCAGAACCGCCCACGAATACGCGGAAGTTCTGTCCCATGATTTTAGTGAGTGCCATTTTATCTTCAACAATTAGGGTTTAACAAATGTGATGACCGCCGAGAACTTCTCTCCGCCGTCGTACTCGATGAATCCACCTTCTGCTTTCAGTCCTTGGGTCAAAGCATTAGCAACCAATTCGCTAATCTGCTTGGCCAGCCCTTTGCGTGAGGTGTCTTCCAGATTGATGGGCTTTCCCACCTCGATGGCGGGAGTTTCATTCTTCGTCTTGCTCATCGTCGTTGTAGTTTACGTCGCACTGATATTGTGCAAGGTCCCAATAGCAGGGTTTTGTCCAGTCCCAATCAACACCTTGTGTCTGCGGGAATCCTTCATTGAGATATGGAATTTCATCGCCTTGACTTGCGAGTGTGCTGATGTGGTTGGCAATGGCTTTCATCGCTTTCATCACCAGCGTGTCCACTTCGTTAGGGCTGGCAGCACCTACCTCGACACCTGCACCGACATTCCACTGGCTTGGCATCCATTCGTCGTCCTTCGTCGTCTGCGATGGCTGCTTGCCAAGATCACGGATGACAATGTATGGCAGCGGTGTGTTGTCCTGCTCATCTGGAGAAACCTCAAAGCATGTGGACTTCACGCGACCACCAACGGCCTGCATCAGTTCCGCATCTGCTGTGATGGCATCGAAGAATATCTTGTCGAGTCGTAGCATATCAGTTTGACTTTGTTACTAATTCGTATTTTATACTTTCCCCTGGGGAACCGTGGGCGGGCAACCTGTTGCTGTTGCATCGGAGCCGCCCACGGCAGGAACTATCCCAGAAGTTGAGAGCGAAGAGAGAGTTTAGCCGCCAATCTCGTTAGAAGATGCGGGAGTGGTCAACTTGATGAGGGCGAATGCCTGCGGAGTGCCGTTACCACCGTTCACCTTGCCGGAGAGCTCGGTCAGCGAGTAGTCGGTGCTCATGCCGATAGCAACCGTGCCACGGTCAAAGTTGGCAGAAGAACCATTGCCGCCCACGCCGTCGATGTTGAAGCGGAACTCGCCGTGCTGCTGCTCTGCCAGATAGCCGAAGTGACCGATAGCGATATAGTGGTAGTCATCGTCCTTGGTGGCGATACCGTTCGCGGCGATAGCATAGTCCACGTAAGGAGATACCTTGTAGCGATAACCGACGCAGCGGCCATCCTCGATGACGGTGCGGTTAGAGTCGGTGGTGCCAGGGATGAGCTTCTTGAACTTCAGAGCCACCTCAGTGGTCTTG